ATCTTCCCATCTAAGGTTTTCGCCCACCTCAACTGCTAGCTGAGGTGTGCATGGTTTAATTAGGTCACATTCGTACATGTCTTCGCTTGTTGTAACTACCGTCCCAACTAGCTGAAACTATGGTAGCGGTGAAAGGGTCAGGGATTTTAATGGTTACGTCGTGTTTATGATTCTTCTTATAGATTGGGACGCTTATATTCTTATATAAAGAGGAAGGTACCTTATTTAAGGAGTTAATATCAAGTAAAATACCAGTTTCTTCATGAATATAGTCATCTCTTTGAGGTGATGTGATGTGGAATTCTAATGGTCCAGACACACCAAGGTCGAAATTAAGCCTATGGATGCGTAAATCAGCATCTACGTCGTAATTTCCCCTCTCTTTTGATAAATAATATGTAGGTAAACCTATCTCAGTGGTGTATTTATACCCTACTGCAAATTTAACTGCACGTAAATCGCATCTATTAAACGTTGCGGTAACTCCACTTACGCTATCAGGGGTTCTTACATTACCATCGTCTAGTTCTACTAGCTGTAAATTAGATGTACCACCTTGTACAGTGTAAGGTAAAGTTACGGTTGTATTACCTGCTAAACCTCCACTATATGCTACTGATAGACCTGCTGTTGTACCTGATCCTGCGTTAGCAGTATGTATAACCATGTTATCTAAGCAGCATTCAAACCGTCTAGAGATGGTTGTAGGGCTACCTACAGTACCTGTACCTACAGTATAAGCACGTGTATCATTAGCATCTACAATTAATTCATGTTTATTTAATATAAAATCAGAACCTTGCTTAGTAATATTATAGAAATTACCTGTGCTATATAGTTGATGTACTAAAGTACCTGCTAATCCCCATGAGAACCATGAAGACTGCTGACGTTCTTGTCCATCACCGAAGTATTTATAATGATATAAGTTAGAATCTCCTACTTTACCTAATGTAACAACACCAGCTTGTGCAGAATTAGTGATTCTATTAACATCATTTGGTACATACTCTGGTACTACACGGGTTTGTTCTACAACTTTAGGTGGAGTATTACCTCCTAATATTAAAAGTTCAAATACTTTACTGAAGGATGATGCATTGGATGCAAACATAACTGCAGTACCTGTATCAACAGGACCAAAATCAGGAGTAGCTTCATAACCTGACAGCTTTTTCAACTGTGCTGTAGCAGGACTAAACTGTTCTGACTCAGTATATAACATGAACTGTGCAGATTCACTAAACATTACCACACCATTCTGTAATGGTAAAGCAAAGTTTAGAATAGCTGGTTTAACATCAGATGCACCCATATCAATAGGATCACTATCTGAAGTTGAAATAGCAGAACCTACAAAGAAGTTGAAATAATCTGAAGGCTGGCTCATGATAACTTGTTCACCCGCTAGCATTCCAAAGCGATTCCTTACAAAGAAAAGCCCTGTAATTTTTTTGCCAATAAATGTAGGCATGGGGTTAGTGTTATCATCACCACATATTCTATCTACCCAATAATTTCCAGCAGGAGCTGTGTAATCATTCTCATTATTATTATTACTATCTGCCCATGCTAAAGATGACCATGTAAATGTCCCATCTCTATTATTAATAAGAGCATGAGGCATACTAGTATAATCAAATCCAGCATCGATACCTGGAGCAACTGTTTCTTCCCAGACTCCAGCACCTACACCACCTACAGTATCTGTTATAAATTTTACATAGTAATCATCAGAGGTTGCATCTTCTGTGTTAGCAACTTTAACAATATAACCATCCTTACAAGTACCTGGAAGTTTAGATATATTCTGAGCTGTTGACGTGAATGCATCTAAAGCATCTCCAGTCATCCCACCTCTTACACCTATAGATCCAAATGCATAGTTGGTTTGTATATATAAACCATTACCTGCTACTGTGACAGCACAGGTATTACTTCCTTGACCATGATACTTATCTTCTATAGCTTTTTTAATGTTACCTAATACAACGTCCTTAGTAAGCTCACCTTTCTTGATGTGCTTAATAGATCTGTAAACTGCAGCATTAGTATCTGTATAAGATTGATAAGCTGATACTGAACCTATTGTTACAGTCCAGTTCTGACCATTAACACTAACAGTTTTTGAAAGGTTAGCCCAGTTAGTACCTACATTCTTACCTGTTTCTTGTAGGGTTACAGTACCTGTATACTGTGTATTATAGTTAGCTGTTGAATACTGGTTACTCTGTCCTGAATTCATAGTATCATATGAATTTACAAAGTGTGAGGCGTTTACAGTAACTGTGAACTTAACCTCTTCCCATACATCACCTGCAGTATTACCATAGAATTCTTTCTTACCTGTATACTGAGCATCAGGTGAATCAGTTTCCCATGTTGCTGTGCTAGTACCTTGTTTAACTACGTTTAAACTTTCTACTCTATACTTGGTAGTAGCAGTAAGGTTTGTAGCACCTAAAGCTACGACATATTCAGCATTATATGCAATCTCATTTAATGTTACAAATGCATAGTTATCTTGGAATGATGCTGTAGTACGTCCTACTGCTGTAGTCTTCTCAGGATTACTAATAATTGTATAATCATTAAGTGTTAGCTTACTATAAGGTGTAGTACTACTTTTAATTAAATAGTTAAAGTTACTAAGTGGACCACCTGTAAAGTTAACTGTCTTCTGTGTTCCATCTGCTAAATCCCATACCTTAATAGTAGGAGAGTTACCAGCTGTAATTTGAATTAAATATCTCTCATCATTATCTCTTAAGATTTCAAACCATTCACCGCCATCTGTAGCATTAGCTAACTTACCAACGTATTCCCCTGGAGGTCTCTTCTGTAGACCAAAGGTAACATCTGGGTAGGCGTTATGACAGGTTCTAAGTTGACCTGGGAATTTTATAAAATCTGGCTGTTGTGAAACACCACCCAAGAAGTTGGGAATTCGTTGATTAATAGCTGCCATTATCTACCTATGACTTGATAAGGTTTATAAGCATTATAAGGATTTCTCAGCCGACTATTCTTAAAGATATTATAATCAGCTTGACGTGTATCGTATTCAATAGCTGCTGATCTTGCAATCACTTCGTCTTGTTGCATTGATGCAGCAAGTTGTGGATCAGCTACCATACGTGCTACGGCTATACGTGAAGCTTTAGTTGTAACATAATCTTTAAATGTCTGAGGCATATCCTCAAAAGCGTACATCCAAATTACATCACAGTAGAGAGTATCTTCATCTGCGAATAGATTTGAACGGGTGTAACGGTCATAAAGTTTTCCATCTTTTCTGATAACATCGTAGTTATCATTATGTTTATATCTGTTAATATCAACTTGTATTACAGCATCAGATAGTAGTACCTGATCATTATCATCAGGTTTAAACTCTACCTCATACTCTGTGTTGAAAGCCCACCCTTCAGCTTGGACTTCTCTAACAACCTGTCTGAGAGTCGTCTGTGCAATAGCCACTTCGGGGCTTTGAGTATCAAGGGTGTTAACTGGAGACTCTCCAACACTCATTAGTATTGAGTTAACAGCATCCAGTTCTGCGGATGTTGCGTATACGGGGGTTGCCATAAGAATAAAAAAAAGGGGACCGAAGTCCCCCTTATATGTTGGTTAATAATTAGATGTTTAGAATGCGCTTCCAGCTGTAGAAGTAGCGTGAAGTTCAACGCAAGCTGCTGGGTTTAGATAATCGGCACCCATAGCCATACGTCCTAAAATCACGTCTCCCTGGTAAATCACAGACACATCTCCACTCGTTACTTGAACCTGTGGTCCGATGGTCTCTACAACACCTGCAGCTTCTTTCTGGAATATAACTCCACAAGAAGTAGCAAAGTCAGTAGCATTACCGTAGCCATTATTTAGGCCAGAAACACTAGACCTTTGATCATCAGTCGCTACTCCAACGTAGGATCCGGCTCTATCAATTGTTGATGCTGTACCATACTTAGCCTGGAACGGAATGTTCATTGACTTATGTATCTTAATACCAGCAATTGAAATTATACCTTTACCTGATTGTAATCCATCTCCCTGCTCATCACGGTTGATCAAAGCATTGGTTGATACATTCTCAATTAGAGAGTAGTACTGTCGTGGTGAGAGTACTGCTACACGTCCATCCTGACTGATTCCTTTCTCATCTAAAACTGCTGCGGCTTCAAAGAAAGCTGCCACGATCTTAGCTGAATCAAGAGCATCAGCTGCTGCACCTGAACCTGAACCAACTTGAATCTGAGATCCACCTGGCTCAACTTTTCCTGATGCGGAGATAGGGTGTGCTGCACGAGCACCTTTGATAATAGATCTAAAGATTAGTCTATCATATTTTTCTGCAAGAGCATATCCAATCTTCTTAGATATTTCTCCTCTCAACTCATAGTGGGCAAGAGTCTCATCTAGGTCATATACGAAGGCAGAGCTGATAAGTAGATCATCAACATTGATGGTCTTCTCAGCTACTGGCGGATCACCCGAACCAAGGATAGGAGTCCCTGGAGTATGGAATGACGCAGCCATGCGTCCTGTGTAGATGAACTGTAAACTTTTGCCTGACTTGAGCGTACGCTTCGTGACTAGATCACGAGCAATTGTGTTATGTTGGAAACCTTTGAACAGCTCTCCTGAAAATAATTTCAGATACAGAGCATACTTATCGGTTGCGCCATCATAACCTGTACCGCTAGATAGATTAATTCTACCTAATGCGGTTTGGGTAGCATTAGCCATTATAAAGAATTAGTTTTTATATTACTTGCCTAATCGATTAGTCTTTGAAATTTTTTGTTTAGCGTTTCGTCGCCACACGTGCGGCAATGGGGTATCGGCGTACCGGCCCAGAGCCTAACTAGGAAGAGATCCGACACTGAGGTGTCTCTTCCCTATTGTTCTTATGAAATAGAACGTGTGACCATTCTATATATAAGAAGATGGATAGGAGTAAAAATACCCCTACCCATAGTTCGTTTAGGTTACTCACCCAAGAGGGCTTCCTCAAGTGATTGAGGTTCCCACTCTTCTTCTTTCTTTTCTTCATCTACTCCTGGTGGTTGTTGATCACTAGGATTAGTGTCAAGTTCTTCAGGCTCTACCTGAATAGAAGGGCGAGCTCCTAATGGGGTTACTATTGCGTTATCCATTAGTCCTTTGCGGGTGTGAGTTCTTTGACTTCAGCCTCAAGGTTGGCCAAAGAATCTGTGAGGCATGATTTTTGCCTATCATATGCCACGTCCAGATCTTTCTGCTGTTGCTTGAGTTCTTTGATTTGTTCATGTTTTTGTTTAACTTTCAAATCATTGAGTTGGTTTTCAGATACCACATAAACCGTACGGACAGGCGGTGTGAATAGTAAATCGAATGGTGAATACATAGTCAGGTAATTTAGAAACTATATTTGGCACCTATCTTAGTACCGTATGCGTTATCTGCAGTCTCATCAGTTTGGAATGAAACTTCTCCATATACACCGAGCTTCTCTGATGCTGCTACGGATGCTCCGAGCTTACCTGAGAAATCTGTGCTGCCATCTACTCCATCAGCTGCAGTGAAAGCTGGACCACCTTGGACATAGTATCCAAGTTGTCCTACCTCACCTTCATAACCAACGTGGATGTCAGTTGTTCTGGAGGTATAATCATTACCTGTATAAGATGCGTTTGACTCGGCATTTACATAGACGCCAGCCATTGCAGGAGCTGAAGCAAATGAGATTGTAGCTAGG